ATGATTATTTAACCTCGGCAACAGCATCTTCAACCTATGTAACTACCGCCAACGCTGCGTCCCTTGACCAAGTTAGGCAAACAACCTTCATGCTAGGTGGCATGTAAATGACCTTTACCTACTCGGGCGACCCATCTACTTCGACGCGCAACGCAGTTCGATTCCTTATCAATGACACGGATTCAACAGATGCACTTTTTAGCGATGAAGAGTTGAACTACCTAGTTGCCGAGTGGGGAACCAATGTCTACGAAATTTCCCGCGCTTGCTGTGAGACTTTAGTTTCTAAGTTCAATCGCCTTGCGGATTCAACCTCGAAGAGTGTTGGAGATATTTCTGTCTCTGAAACATATACGGCTAAGGCTGGTCAATACCAAGACCTAGCAAACTCATTCCTTGCTCGCAAGATGCGGAAAGCCCCACCTTCTATGAAGGCTAACCTTGAGTCCCTTAAATCTACTAATGACAGAATAATCACAGATTACAACACAGATTTCTACACAGGTATTCAAGACAATCCAAATAATGTCTACGATCACCGCTTAGTTGAATAGCCATGGCAGATGCTATTTTTGCTAAAGTCGCGGAGTTCATGACCGATACGGTCATTTTTTCTGCCAAGGAATCAGTTGATAAATATAACAAACCGACCTTTAGTGGCACACCAACTTCGGTAACTGGTCGCCTTATCTTTGACACAGTTAAAAGCCGAGATGTGCAAGGAATTGAAGTTGTAGATGTTGGTCGTTTTATCACTCTTGGACCTTCTCTAACAATAAATATTGGACACAAAATGGTTATTGGGTCTAATACTTTTACTATCAATGCAGTTGATAATATCTCTGACGAAAATGGGGCGCACCATACCGTTATCCGATTTGGGCGGTAGTCATGGCAAAAACTTTTACTTTCACCCTTGAGGGCGATTTTACACTACAAGAGGCTCTGAAAAGAGCGCAGACAGATTCCCCCAAGGCAGTTGCCCAAGCAATATGGGAAGAAGCCAACCTAATCTTTGCTAGGTCACAAACCCTTGTCCCAGTTGATACTGGAGTTTTGCGTGGCTCGGGTGGAGTCTCTGCTCCCCAAACAGGTCAAAACGGAACTTATGTAGATGTGTTCTATGGTGGACCCGCCGCTCCTTATGCTCTTTTTGTCCATGAGATTATAGGCAATTACCACAATCCGCCAACTCAGGCTAAGTACCTAGAGCAACCATTTATGGAGGCGCTCAAAGGAATCCAAAATAACATTGCGCGTAGAATAATTTCAATAATAAATGCGAGGGGTTAATCATGGCAACCATTCTTGAGTCCATTGGAGACTATCTAGTTACCAACTCTCACGGCACTTTAGGCACAGATATATTTCTTGGCACCTTGCCCGAGAACCCAGATGCCTGTATCGCTATCTATGAGAACTCAGGTAGTTCGCCCGCCTTTACTATGGGTGCAGGTGGCATAAGAATTGACTACCCTATGATTCAGATTATTGCTCGCGCTGGGCGTGAGGACTATCCAACCGCTCGGGATAAAGCCGACACGATTAGATTGTTACTCGCGTCGGTACTTGACCAAACGGTAAGTTTAGTGGATATTTTAAGGATTGAACCGATGGGTTCAGTAAACCTACTAGGAATAGACCCAAAGTATCGTCCATTAGTATCGGTAAATTTTAGATGTCTAGTGAGGAAATAAACTCGGAGCCACAGGCTCCCAAAGAGAGAGTGGCTGACGCATATGGAAGAAACGCAGTTACCGATGAGTTCCAAAGATGCTGGAAGTGTGACCGTCTCCTTTTTGAAAGCGCAACGCGCCCGTGGAGCGTCACCTGTTCCCGTTGTAAATCTAAAAACAAATCAGGATAATTTTTTATCTGAGTTAGATGCTCTGTCTACGGGTGATTCCCGCAGTCAATTAGGTTGTACTGTTGGCAGAATTACAAATTCTTTAGATGAATCAATACGAACCAAGTTCAAAGAGGCACTTGTTAATCCAAATGTGAACTCTGCTCGCTTAGTAGAACTTTTAGCCAAGTATGACATTACGGTAGGCTCTGATGTTATGCGCCGACATAGACGACGATTAAACGGAAAAGACGGGTGTAAGTGTCCCCGTGAATCTTGATGATGCATTAGATAACTTACTTAAAACCTCCGAGATGGATTCGGTGCAGAAACTTCCACCGCGCTCGCGTACAGCCGAATGGACTCCTGGTGTCTCATGGCAAGGCGAAGAAGGAACAGTTACGACCGAAGCGGTTGAAGGCGATGCTCACCCTGATTGGTCTGGCGTATTACGAATGTGGGGGCTTGACCCCGAGAACTTTGCAGTAGTTGAGCCAGTCCTTTTCAATGTATGGGGCGATGTAGATGGAATATTAAACCGTCAATGGAAAGGCAAGGTAGTTCGCAAGGGCAAACAAGAGAACTACGACATTGAAGAACTTATCAAAGAAATTAAAAAACATAAACCTACTGTTCGCAAAGAGTTTACGGGCGGGGCAAGTTTAGTTGTATGTGCATCTGATTGGCAGGTTGGTAAGAAGGATGGCGACGGATTAAAAGGCTTGGTCGGCAGGTGGCTTCAGGCAATTGATGATGTTGAGTTCAGATTAAAAGAATTAAAGAAAATTGGTCGCCTCATTGATTCAATCACCGTTCTTTGCTTAGGTGATTTGGTTGAAGGGTGTGATGGGCATTACGCCATCCAAACTTTCACGGTTGAGGTAGATAGAAGAGATCAGGTAAAGATAGCGCGAAGGCTCCTAAGAGATGCCCTCATCCGTTGGTCAAAGTTGGTTCCTTCGATAACAGTCGCCGCAATCGGCGGAAACCACGGCGAGAACCGAAAAAACGGAAAATCCTTTACTACCCTTAACGATAATGACGATGTAGCCCTAGTAGAGTCCGTTGCTGAAATCTTCGCCGCAAATCCTGAAGCCTACGGTCATATTAAATTTAATATCCCAACCGATGATTTGAGTCTAACCCTAGAAGTGCACGGCAAAATTATTGGAATTACTCATGGACATTTAGCCCGAAGTGGTATGGGAGTTGAAGCAAAGTTACGCCGATGGATTGCCGATCAATCTTTAGGTCGCCAACCAATCGGTGATTGTGACATCTTAGTTTCAGGGCACTATCATTCATTCAAACTTGCAGATTTTGGGGGCGTGAAATGGATTCAGGCTCCAGCCTTAGACGGAGGGAGCGTATGGTGGAAGCAATCAACGGGGGAAGTGGCAGATGTGGGAGTGCTGACCTTCTTGGTGAGCAGTCAGGGAGTATCGGATATCCAACTACTATGAATGACCCCCGCGATATTGCGCTATATGCCGCTGAACTCGTCTCAGGAGAGCGCCTAGACGAGTATGGACACCCTCTTGATAACTTAACAAGAACAGCGCAGATATGGTCTGCAATCCTTGGTATACCCATTTCAGCAGAGCAAGTGAGTCTATGTATGGTAGGAACAAAACTATCAAGAGAAGTAAATCGGGCGAAACTAGATACCGTGGTTGATGGAATTGGCTACTTTCTGACCCTTGCTATGGTTCGAGAAGAACGCGCTAGGCGTGAAGAGTTGATTATTAAACCCCAGTAGTGTATACTGGTATTACACCGAGAGGGGGAAATCATGGAGTTTAGAATCTCAACCATTGATGTTGATAAGACTCTTGCCAAGGCGCAGAAGATTGCTTCCCGTGGGCAGAAAAAAGGTTTAAGCGGTGGCTTCCAAGTAGGAGTTGAAAACCGTTACGAAATAATCAACGGTGTAACTTTTGAATACCCAGTCTTAGTTGTCACGGGCAAAGCCCTTAAATACAACGGTTATGAGTTCGTGGCGGTAGCAGAATTCATTGAAAATCAGGTCATTGTTAAGGGCATTTATGGGCAGGAAGTTAAATCCTCTGATGTAAAGGTCGGTTACTGCGACCATTGCCAAGTTGAAAGAACCCGTAACAAGGTTATCTTTATCAGGAGCGAAGAGGGAAAGTTGAGTCAGGTTGGCTCAACCTGCGTAAAGGATTTCTTAGGGTGGGACTTTCACGCTACTGCCCTTGTTACTGAATCAGACTTTGAGAATGAGTTCGGTGGCTATATCGGTGGCGGGAATACAGGAATTGATACCTTGTCGGTGATAGCACACGCTATCAAAGCAGTTGAAAAAATCGGATATGTCAAGGGCGGTATCGGGTCGTCTACAAGGAACATCGTTCAGGGCAAAATCAATGGCGTGAATTCTTATGTCAGCGATTGGAAAGAATATGTCGGGGAAGATGTAACCGAAGCGGATATTTTGAAGGCTATTGAGTTGATTCAATGGGGCAAGGTTTTCGAGGGCGATAGCGGGTATGCTGAAAACTTGAGGGCGGTCTGCCAGTTGGAATACCAAACCGATTCCACTATCGGTATCGCGGTCAGTTTGGTGAAAGTCTTTAACAATCAAATCGCTCAGGATATTATCAAGAAAGAACAAGTCCAGTTCAGCAAGGAACAATACGCTGAAACAGGTACAAAGGTCGAATTGGATGTAACCTGCACGGGTCAAAATACCTTTGAAACCCAATATGGATACACCACGCTCTACACATTCGTTAGCAGTAATTCTCAGTTCAAGTGGTTCTCCTCGGGCAACGCCGATATCGAAACTGGAGGTCAAATCAAAATCAAGGGAACAGTAAAAGGCTCCGATGAATACAAGGAAGTCTTTTCAACCTTGCTAACAAGGTGCAAAATACTTCCCTGATACAATAAACCTATCGTGACCTAGTGTCCTCCATTTTATCGTTTCTCTCTGTGTCCAAGTGACCTATAACGGTGACTTGGATTTTTCATGTCACCGTCACAGAGGAGTTCGATATGGCAGGAAGTTACAAGGCTTTAACGGGCATTGATTACCCGCCCAATAAGCGCGTTGAAATTGGTGCCGTAGTTAGTGATCTACCACCACAGTCTATTAAGTGGTTGCTTGATTCAGGGGCTATTGAAGATACCTCTAACCCAACAAAATCCGTCAAAGAGGAACCAATACTTGCTTCGATAGTTAAGGAGCCAGCAGTTGAGGCAACCCCCGACGCTCAAGAAACAGATGAGGATAAATAATGCCAACATTTAGCCACGGTAAAAGTGTCAATGTTTTTGTAAACGAATTTGATTTTTCAACATATTTCAACGATGAAACTTCTACTAACTCAGTTGAAACTGCCGAAACAAGTGCTTTTGGAACTGAAGCAAAAACCTACATTGTCGGTCTGAAAGATGGAACGATTTCACTCAGCGGTATGTTTGAAGGAAGTGCCGCCGTTGGAACAGATGAGTTCTTTGATGCCAACCTCGGTTCGACAACTAATCAAAAAGTAATTGTTGCCCCCGAAGGTCATGCCAACGGAAACCGAGCAGTTGCTATGCAAGCCGATGGAACCTCTTATGAGGTTTCGGGCGCAATTGGCGATATTGTCCAAGCCAGCGCCGAATTCCAAAGCAACGACGGAGTTGATAACGGAGTCATCCTGTCATCAGGGGCAGTCGTAACAGTCACAGGAAATGGCACTTCAGTAGATAACACTATTGCCAGCACAAATGGCGGAGTTGCCTTCATTAGCGTTCCAACAAATACACGAAACGGAACAATCGCAGTCAAGGTTCAGCACTCAGCGGATAACTCTACTTTTGCTGACTTGGCTTCATTTACAACAGTTACCAGCACCCAAAAAACTTCTGAAAGAGTTTTAGTGGCAACGGGAACAACAGTAAACCGATACCTACGGGTGGCATACACAGTCGCAGGTTCAACAGGCTCCGCTACACCCGTAGTGGTTTTTACTAGGAGGTAAAATGCCAACATTTAGACACGGTAAATCAACATCGTTCAAGGTAGACAACGCCGCGGGAACACTTACAGACATCAGTACATCACTTACGGATGTTTCATTTCCTCGTAGCGTAGAGACTGCTGAAACCACAGCATTTGGCTCAAGCGCAAAGACCTACATTGTAGGATTAAGCGATTCTACAGTTTCAGTCTCAGGAAACTTCGATGCAACAGTAGACGCTCACCTTGCAACAGTCCTTGGACAATCTGCAACACTTTCATTCGAGTACGGTCCCGAAGGCTCAACAACAGGTCAGGTAAAGTACACGGGTGAAGCGATCATGACTTCATACGAAAAAAGTGGCGCAGTTGGAGATGTAGTTACATTTTCATCTGAGTTACAGGTAACTGGCGCGGTAACACGCTCCACATTTTAATAATTAAAACAACTTAATAAATCGTGACCAACCTAGTGTCCCAAGGAGAA